CCCCATGACAGGTGGTATAAAGCCATAGTGACAACAGAACTAATACAAGCTAAACCGATCCTTATGGGGGCTAGTCGGCCTAGGCTTCACACACCTTTTGTCGGTGGCAATTCTCGGGTTAATGAGATCATTGAGCTCGCAGAAAAAATTGGTATGCCCCTGCTCGATTGGCAAAAGCTGATCCTTACAGACATGTGCGCCGTAGATGAAGCTGGGATGTTTGTAAAAAAGTCCAGCCTGTTTATCTGCGCTAGGCAGTCAGGTAAAAGCCACATGCTACGGATGAGGGCGCTGGCAGGGCTGTTTTGTTTCGATGAGCAGAATATCCTCATTATGTCCTCGCAAAGGCAGATGGCTAGTAAGAGCTTAGAGATGATTGCCAGCATTATTGAGCGCCATGACTTCCTGTTAGCCCAGGTAAAGGGTGGCACAATAGAGCGCGCTTACAGGCGTACTAACGGCAATGAGCGCATAATCTTGGAGTCAGGTGCCGAGATCAAGGTAGTAGCGGCCACGATTGACTCAAGCCGTGGACTTACGGCAGACATGGTGTGGATAGATGAGCTGCGAGATGTAGGCATAGAGGCCCTTGATGCTAGCAAGTCAACCACCCTTACGCGCCCTAATAGCCAACGGTTTTACACTTCTAATGCTGGCCATAAACTCAGTACCGTCCTCAATGAGATGCGCGAGAGATCGCTTATGAAGCCACCTAAGTCTGTTGGCTATTATGAATATAGCGCTGAAGATAACTGCGATATATGGGATAGATCCGCGTGGGCTATGGCCAACCCATCATTAGGCACCCTTATTAGCGAAACTGCCATAGAAGAAATCATTAGCACCTCAACCTATGCAGCTGCGATGACTGAAACCTTATGTAAATGGGTCGGTACTGAAACTAGCCCCTGGACTCCTAACAGTTGGGAAGAGTGCGCTGATCCGACCATGCTTATGAACCCTGGCATGTACACAATGTTTGCCTTTGATATTGAGCCACACGCAAAGCGCCATGCGGCTCTTATGGCGGGGTGCATATTGCCAGATGGCCGCATAGGTTTAAGCCTGGTTAAAACTTGGGAGTCAGATCGAGCTATAGATGAGTTTAAAATTGCCGTAGATATTAAGGCTTACTGCGATACCTGGACTCCTAAGCTAGTGATGTTTGACAAGTACACAGGCCAAGCCATTGCCGATCGCCTGCATAATTCAGGCGTCAAAGTCGAAGATTGCAGCGGGGTACTTTTTTACAATGCCTGTTCAGTGTTTAAAGATTGCATTGATAACAAACGCGTGGTTCATGGAGATCAGCCAGCACTTAATGAAGCCATGAATAATGTAGCGGCTAAAAGTAATGACTCAGCGTGGAGAATTATCCGCAAAAAATCTAGCGGATCCGTGGCCGCCCCAATCAGCGCCGCTATGCTGGCCCTGCACCTAACTAAGCCTGTGTCTGAGGCTAAAGTCTATAGTTAGACACGCCGATACATAACTGATTTATGCTTGACATTTCTACAAAATCCCTCTCATGGGAATACTGCAAACTATTGGCCTGCGACCTAAGGCCTCTGTTGTCGAGGCTCAGTATGCCCCTGCCATTATGGATGGCGGCTATGGCATTGGCCCTTACAGCTATAACACAGGTACAGGCGTAGGTTATGGCGCAGGCTTCATGGATCGCCTCACAGCTTTGCAGGTTGCATCTGTCGCGCGTTGTCGTAATTTAATCTGTGGAGTTATTTCAAGTATTGATTTAGAACTGTATAACAAAAAAACTGGCAAAGAATTAGAAAGCCCATTGTGGCTGGAGCAACCTGATATTAGACAACCGCGCAGTGTGACAATTAGTTACACAGTTGACGCGCTTTTATTTTACGGCACTGCTTACTGGCGCGTTACTTCATTGTATGCAGATGATGGCAGGCCAAGTGGTTTTGAGTTTATTCCTAACAACAGAGTAACTGCTACCACTGACAAGTTTGGTATGGAGATTGAGTACTACACAGTTAATGGCGAGCCAGTACCTATGTCTGGTATCGGCAGCCTTGTAACTTTCCAATCATTACTGCCAGGTGTGTTATCTACAGGTTCACGCACAATACAGGCAGCATTAGATATACAAAAAGCAGCATGCGTAGCAGCTGCGACACCTATGGCTACAGGTTTTATTAAAAATAATGGTGCAGATCTTCCTGAAGCACAGGTACAAGGGTTATTAGCAGGATGGAAAGCAGCACGACAAAATCGCAGCACTGCTTATTTAACTAGCACACTTTCTTATGAGACTGTTGGCTTCTCTCCTAAAGAAATGACTTATAACGAAAGTTCACAATACTTAGCCACTGAAATAGCGCGCTTGATGAACACACCTGCATATTACATAAGTGCAGACATGAATAACAGCATGACATATCAAAATATTTTAGATGGCCGTAAAGAGTTTGTAGCATATTCACTGCAGCCATTTATTAGCGCTATAGAAAATCGCCTCTCTATGGATGACATAACCAGACATGGCAATATTGTGCGTTTTAATATTGATGAAACATTTTTACGAGCTGACACCATGACACGCCTAATGGTCATTGAAAAGATGATCGCATTAGGGCTCATGACTACAGAGCAAGCAATAGAAGATGAGCAGTTAGCACCTAATGAAATGGGAGAAGATGCCAATGATTTTAACCTTTAGTGGCAATATTGAAGCTGTAGATAGCAGTGAGCGCCGCATGATCTCAGGAAAGATTGCACCATACGGCGAAGTAGGCAGCACAAGTGCAGGCAAAGTTGTATTTAAAGAGGGATCAATCAGCGCAGCCGATCCAAGCCGCATCAAACTTTTAATGTCTCACGATCCCTCTAACCCTGTAGGGCGTATGACTTCGATTCAATCTAATAAAGATGGCCTGTATGCCAGCTTCAAAGTAAGTGCAAGCTCACGCGGTAGTGATGCAATTTTGCTCGCCCAGGAACAGTTAATGGATGGCTTATCCGTTGGGGTTGAAGTGACAGCCTCAGAGCCGACAAAGGACTATCTCCTGGTTACGGCAGCTGTATTGCGCGAAGTCTCCCTAGTAGAGAGCGCAGCCTTTCCATCAGCTGCCGTACAAAAAATTGCTGCAAGCGAAAGCGAAACAGTAGAACAAACCCAACCAACCGAAACTGAAAGTGAGGCCGCTGTGACTACAGCCGCAGAAAATCCTACAGAGGAAAAGACCGAGGAAGCGGCTGCACCAGTAGTTGAAGCAGCGCGCAAAATCATCCGTCCATCTGTACTAGATAGCCAACGAGTACGCACCCCTATTACCAATATGGGATCGTACACAGAGCATAAGATCAAAGCAGCACTTGGCAATGATGACTCAAAGTTGTACATCACAGCTGCGGATGATTCATTTAGCACAAACCCTGCATTTAATCCCACTCAATATCTCAGCGAGTTTATTACTAATACACGATTCCCAAGAAGTGCTATAGATGCTTGTAGCCGTGGAGTCTTGCCACCAACAGGCACTACTATAAATGTTCCTTCACTCGTTGACAGCAACGGTGGATTAAACGGTGTAGCACCTGTCGTAACTGTTGAAGCAGAAGCAGGCGCAGTTGCTAATACAGGTATGGTTACAGAATATTTATCTGGAACTGTATCTAAGTACAGCGGTATGAATACCCTGAGCGTAGAGCTTCTCGAAAGAACAAACGATCCTAATTTCTTTGCCGAGCTTACAAACCAGTTGCAGGTAGCGTATATGAACGCGACAGATGCAGCAGTAATTTCTGCAATTAACGCTACAGGATTTACAAGCACAGGCGTCGCAGCTACCGCTGCTGGTCTCATTTCTTACACAGCCGAAAGTACAGCCAATGTTTACAAGAACAGCGGTTACTTTGCACAAAACTTTGTAGGCAGTACAGGTATTTACAACCTACTATTAGGTGCCGTAGATACTACAGGCCGACCAATTTTCAACGCTTACCAGCCAAATCCATCTGCACTAGCTAACGCTGCTGGCATGGTCAGTAACAATTCTGTACGCGGTAATGTACTTGGACTAGATCTATATGTAGATCGCTTTATGACTGCTGGTGTAGCTGATAACTCAGCATTTATTTTGGCACCTGAAGCATTTACAGTATATGAAAGCCCTCAGGCTTACATGAGCGTAAACAAGGTCAGTAATTTGCAGGTTGAAATTGCAATTTACGGTTTTATGAGCACTATCGCCAAGATCCCTTACGGTATCTGCCGACTAAATATCAACTAATAACACCCACTAATAGTTGGTGGGGCATTAGCCCTTTGCCCCACCAACCTAGTCGAAAGGAGTACAGAGATGGCCGCTAGTTATGTGACCATGGCCGAGCTGAGAAGCAATTTAGGCATAGGCACTTTGTACTCAGATGCGACTGTAGAAGAGTGTTGCCAGTCAGCTGAGGATCAGTTAAACGCTTTTCTATGGTTTGACTCAGCCCCAGTTGTAGGCACTTCTCTAACTAATAATGTAGCTACAGTAATTTTAGCCAGCCCTGGTATTTTTACCGTGGGCCAATCAGTAACTATTACTGGGGCTGGCTCCACCTTTAACGGTGCCTTTACTATTACAGGCACTATTCCTTGGAGCACAGGTACGACAGTTAGCCTTAACACTAACTACTACTACTCGATGATGAACCAGTATCCCAATGGTTTAAGCATTATCCAATATGCAAAAGTAGCGGCAAATCAAAACTTTAGGCGCGTATTGCCGTATGGATCAGCGCTAGGTGCCGATACTAAAACTGCGGTGTATGCCAGTACAGCTAGTGTTAGAGAAGCTGCAATGATCTTAGCCGTACAAATATGGCAAAGCAGGCAAGTGCCTAACGGCGGCGGTATGGATTTAGCAATGGGGCCAGCACCATTTCAAATTGGTAATACTCTCATGGCTCGCATCAGGTCACTTATTGCGCCCTATTTAAACCCTAACGCGATGGTCGGCTAATGACAGTTGCACTCACTACCCTAAGAACCACACTCGCAACGGCGCTGGCTAATGCTGGAGTGTGGCAAGTATTTAGTTTTCCACCACCTACTCCACTGCCTTTTAGCGTGATTATTTCTCCAGGTGATCCGTATTTAACACCTAGTAATAATTCATACAACACTATTTCACCATTGGCTACCTTCCGCCTTGTAATGACACAGCCATTACTAGATAACGCTGGAAACCTTATTGGTATGGAAGACATGATTGTTGCAGTATTTAACAAACTATCCGCATCAAGTTTAGTTATAAATGTGACAGCGGTAAGTGCGCCCAGCGTACTTAATGTAGGCAATTCTGATTTATTGACCTGTGATATATCTATTTCAATACTAACGAGCTGGAGCTAACAATGGCACTAACAGATGAAGAGAAAGCATTTTTAATCAAGATTGGCCAAGAGCTGCCAGTCGAGGTTAAAGACACAAAACCAAAAGAAACACTAACTAAAGAAAACGAGGTATGACCAATGGCAATTTACTTGTCAAACGGCGTGGTCGTTACGCTAAATAGCGTGGCCCTGTCGGATCATGTTACAAGCGCGACACTAAATCGTGTTTTTGATGAACTTGAAGTAACCGCTATGGGTAAAGAGTATTGCCCACTCGCTGCGTAAGCGGCGATGAAAATTACTGCGCTATATCGGTGAAGGCCCCCAATTAAAAAAAGGGTTAATACCGAGGCAACCTGCGAAAGCAGAGAGTCCGTAGAGACTACACGCGCAGCCCCTAGCAATAGGGTGAAGATATAGTCCGAGCTATACCAATGGTAAAGGTATAGAGGTTAGCAGAAATGACTAGCCCGCCTGAAAAGGTAGTAACAATATGGATACTGCACACAAGTTTGTTAAAGGTTTAGAGGCAAGCACTGTCACGCTGGACTTTTTAAGTGATACAGCTGCCGCTAATGTCAATGCAACGCTGCAAGCTGCTTGGGGTACAACAGTGCCACTTACCCTAAAGCAGACAAGCGCCGCAACCTCAGCGACTAACCCTCTTTACTCAACCACAATTTTGGTAAATAACACTACCGATATTAACGGCGCTGTAGCAGACATAGCTACTCAATCAATTACTTTTACATGTAACTCTGTCGTAGTAATCTCTACTTCATAACTAACTAAGCAAAGGGGCTAAAACAATGGCTAAATTAAAAATCACAAGGGCTAACGGAGATGTAAGCGAACACGCTATAACTCCTAAGATTGAGTACGCCTTTGAGTTGTATGCAAAAAAAGGTTTTCACAAAGCCTTTAGAGATGATGAAAAGCAAACAGATGTCTACTGGTTAGCGTGGGAGTGCCTGCGCTCCAGTGGCATTGTCGTAGATACTTTTGGCGCTACATTTTTGGAGACATTATCTAAGGTCGAGGTCTTAGATGATGACCCTTTGGGGTAGTGGGGCGTGGATCCTTTGGTTACCTGGTTGCTCAGCTAGCCGTTGAGACAGGGATCCCACCCCAGTACCTCTTAGAACTAGATCAAACTATGTTTAGAAATATATTAAAAGTTTTAGAAGATCGAGCAAAGGATATGGAAAATGCCAGCAAGCGTAAAGGGGGCCGTTGATCTACAAAAAGCCCTGCGCAAGTTTGCACCTGACTTAGCTAAAGATATTCAAAAAGAGTTGGCTGGTTTGTTACGGCCTGTGACAGTCAAAGCAAGAGGCTTTATTCCTAGTACCGCTCCCCTATCAGGCTGGGGAAAGGAAAGTAAAACAGGGATCTTTCCTCAGTGGGATGGCCGCGCAGCTAGGGCAGGAATTGGATACAAAACAACACCATCTAAAACTAATAAGTCAGGCTTTAAATCGCTGGCCCGTATTGTCAATGCAAGCGCCTCAGGTGCCATCTATGAGACAGCAGGGCGAGTAAGTCCTAATGGTAGAGAGCAAGCGCCTATGGCTACGGTTGTAGCCCCAGGTAATGCCAATTTTGGTAAGTCAATTAGATCAGGTACGAAGAGCCAATCTAAAAGCAATAACCCTGGCGCTGGCAATATGTTTATAGAGGCCATGGACATATACTCACAAATAGTAAACGCTAACGATGCTGTAGGCCCAGGTCGTAGATCTCGTAAAATGAAAGGCCGCGCAATATTTAGAGCGTGGAAAGAGGACGGCGGTAAGACTAACGCGGCTGTACTCAAGGCTATAGAGGACTCAAAGGCAAAGTTTTATAAAGCAGTAGGGTATAAATAATGGCCGCCGATTCCGCAATTAGTGTAATTATAGCGGCCGAGTTTGTCGGCAAGCAAGCTTTTAAAAGCGCTGAAACTTCAACAGAAAAACTAAACAAAAGTGTTAAGAGCCTAGCTAAAAGTTTAGGTCTAGCTTTTAGTGTGGGTTCTGTTTTGGCTTTTGCCAAGGCCTCAGTTAGGGCTGCCGCAGAAGATGAAAAGGCTCAAAAGCAATTAGCACTAGCATTAAAAAATGTTGGCTTAGGCAGAGATATAGCAAGCTCTGAGGAATACATAAGTCGCTTACAGACAGAATTTGGAATTCTCGATGACGATTTGAGGCCCGCCTATCAGAGTCTAGCGATAGCTACGCGATCATCTAGTGAGGCACAAAATCTCTTAGGAATTGCTTTAGATGTCGCAGCCGCTAATTCGCTTGATGTGGTTGCAGTCTCAAAAGCCCTAAGCAAGGCATACCTGGGCAATAACACGGCCCTAGCTAAATTAGGCATAGGCATAACAAAGGCTGATCTAGCTACTAAATCTTTCGACGAAATTATGAACGATTTAGCCAAAACCTTTAAGGGTGCTGCCAGTCAATCTGCTAATACTTTCTCAGGCAAGATGGCTAAATTAACTGTCTCTATTGAAAATGCAAAAGAGGTATTAGGTAAAGGTCTTATAGATAGTTTTATGATCCTTACCGACTCTGCTGGTATTGAGGAATTACAAGTTAAGATCGAAAACTTTGCTAACTCTGCATCTGAGGGTATGAAAAAACTAGCAGGCTTTATTAAAGAAAACTCAACAGAAATAAAGATATTTTTGGCGATTATGACTGCTACCTTTGTTTCTACAAAAGTTATAGCAGGAATAGCTGCAACTGTAACTGCTATTGGCACAATTAAAAAAGCATTTACCGCTTTAAGAGCTAGTGCCATTGCTACGGCTATTGCCTCTATGTTCGCCCTAAACCCTTATGGCGCAGCTTTTCAGGTAGCCGCAATGCTGGCACTTATTGGAGTTACAATTAAGGCGGTAGATGCGCTTGCAGATGCCTATAACAATGCCAATGACGCTAAAAACAAACTAGGCGATCCTTTTGCTCAAAGTGGACTAGATCATTTAAGAGAGCTAGAGTCTAGATATAACAAGTCATCCCTTACAGAGAAAAAGAAACTTACAGCAGAAGAATTGAAGCAACTTAATGCCAAAAAATTAAAGCTAGCAATAGATAAGGCCAACCTTGCTTTAGGCAAGGGGAGCGATGTTTTTGACATGGAAAAGATACAGCTGGCAGCAGCGGAAAAGAACGCGGCCGAGCAGCTAGGCAAAATAACCAGCCAGGCGCAGCTGCTACAGATCACAAACGATCTAGCGCGCTTAGAGGTTAAAAAGTCTATTTTGGCCCTAGAGGATGCAATAAAGACAAACGATGTTGCAGCTATTACGCGTGCGACGGCTAAACTAAATGCCGATCTAGGAGTATTAGGCGCTTTGACTGGTCAAGCGGTAAAACTAACTGAGATTAAAGATATTCTTGCAGCTATTGTGCCTAAAGATTTAATTAACTTAGGCAACCTAGATGCTGCTATAGCTCGGTTACTTATGATCGCCTCTTTTGGTGACGGTAGCGGCCCACCGCCACCTAACCCTATTTTGAAAGATCCTAATGTCAGTCCTAGTGGCATACCTATAGCTCTTACTCCTGCTGCAATAAATAAAATTCTTGAAAATGGCGGGTTTGTACCTATCGTTCCAGACTCAAGCGGCGGTATCGGCTATTCAGATAATGCAGGGAACTATGCCTCATCTGGTTTTCCTGGGTCTGATAAAGGCTTTAACGGTGGCGGCGGCAATATTACAGTGACTATCGTGGACAAAACCAGCGGGCTTATCCAGGTCGTACAAGATGCAGTCATAGAAAATAACCGCTACGGCAATAATCTCAACTACGCTGGGGCTATCGCATGACATTGCCAGTAATTAACGCGGTTATTAACTTTAGTACTGGGCCTGCTTTTGCCCAAGCGATGATCCTAGATACAGGTATTTTAGATACTAATGTGCTGGCTGACTCTACCGCCGTTATTGTGGATGTATCCAATGTTGTAAACAATATTGAGACAATGCGTGGGCGCAATCCCCAGGCGGATCAGTTCCAAACTGGCAGCTTAACCATGCGTATCGTGGATCAAAATGGAGACTTTAACCCGCAAAACTCTAGTTCTCCCTACTACACCTTATTGACTCCCATGCGTAAGGTTCAGATTACAGCTACTTATGCCAGCGTTACCTATCCCATCTTCTCAGGTTTTATAACTAGCTATACAACTACTACCCCAAAAAATGCCGAGGATGTTGTTTATACAACTATCACAGCTGTAGATGCTTTCAGACTGGCTCAAAATGCCCAGATAAGTACGGTGGCAGGCACTTCAGCTGGGCAACTAAGCGGGGCAAGAATTAACAATTTACTCGATGCTATTTCATGGCCCAACTCTATGCGTGACATTGATGCAGGCTTAACCACAATGCAGGCCGATCCTGGCACCGCTCGCACAAGCCTTGCAGCTATGCAGACGGTAGAGATAAGTGAGTACGGCGCGTTGTATGTAGATCCAGCAGGCTCTTTTGTATTTCAAGATAGAGATGTTACGGCTACTAGCATTGGTGGCACCCCCACGGTATTTAACGATAACGGTACAAATATCAGTTACTTTGATGCTGTCTGGCGCCTTGATGACACCCTGGTTTATAACTCAGCCTCAATCACTAGAACAGGTGGTACGGCTCAAACTGCTATAGATCAACCCAGCATAGACAAGTACTTTATTCACAGCTACAACCAGCAAAACCTTTTAATGCAGACAGATGCAGTGGCCTTAGATTATGCCCAGGCTTATGTAGCATCACGAAAAGAAACCAGTATTAGATGCGATGCTATAAAACTTGATCTTTACACAGACAATTACAACAGCGGCATTATTGCAGCCTTAGATCTTGATTTCTTTGACCCTGTAACTATCACGACTAATCAGCCAGGGGCCTCAACTCTTACTAAAACTTTACAAGTGTTTGGCGTGGCACAAAGCATCACGCCTAACAGTTGGAAAACGACCCTAACAACTTTAGAGCCAATTATTGACGGCTTTATTTTAGACTCAGCAATATATGGACTACTTGATACAGGCGTATTGAGTTATTAGAAAGGTAATAAAATGGCAGCAGGACTAGGCTTTAAGACCTTTACGACAGGTGAGGTTTTAACGGCGGCAGATACAAACGGCTACCTTATGCAAGGCGTTAATGTCTTTGCTAATGCAACAGCTAGAGACGCTGCTATTACTTCTCCACAGGAAGGACAAGCCTGTTACCTTAAAGACACAGATGCAGTAATGACCTACTCAGGATCAACATGGGTAGCAGTAGGTGGCACAGTAAGTTTTAACACGGCTCGTAATTATGTAGCAACGAGCGAAACTACAAGCTCTACTAGCTTTACAGGCTTAACTACTGCTGGTGCAGTTACAGTAACAACTGGCACAAAGGCGTTAGTTTCAGTTTCTGCTGTGTTTGATAACGCAGCTGGTGCAAATGTTTTGGCATATATGGGCTTTGCTATCTCAGGTGCTACAACTGTAGCCTCAGCAGATGAATACGCGGTAGGTGCAAAGTTTTGGGCAGCACCAGGTAACTTTAAGAATAAGCAAGGTGCAACCTTTTTAGTAACAGGATTAACTGCTGGATCAAATACTTTTACAACACAGTTTAAGAAAGGTGCAGGTGATGTACCTGCATTTGCTGAGCGCACTATTGTCGTAGTAAATCTAGGGAGTTAATTAAATGGCAATTACATCTAAAGATATAAACCTATTGCAGTTAGATAATGAACTAGGTTCTCATGGACTTATTGCAGATCTCAACGATCCAACTGCCAAACTCATTAAAGCAGCGGATGGATCACCGATTACAGAGGCACAGTTAGAAGATGCAATCAAGATACATACAGCAGTTTTTGCTACACCGACTATCGCTGAGAAGTTAGCAAGCGTTGGCTTATCAGTTGATGACTTAAAGGCTGCGCTTGGTCTGTAATGGAGACAAGCTATAATGGCTATCGAGCCTCGAAAGATCCCAGTGAGATAGGGGTTAAGTCCTACCCTGTCAAGGGTACGGATCGTAAACTGCGCTGCGCTGAAGCCGTAGGCCCACTGCTGGCCGCCTTTGCCGCTGAGTTTCACGAGTTAATAGAGGCGATAGATGAGGGAACCTTTGACGATTGGGGCTATGCCTACAGGATGGTTAGGGGTAATGCTACAAAACTCTCATGCCATAGCTCAGGTACAGCCATAGATCTAAACGCCACACAGCACCCCTTAGGCAAGGCTGGCACTTTCCCACCTGAAAAAGTACCCATGATTCAGGCATTAGCTAAAAAGTATGGACTTACCTGGGGTGGAGATTACAAAAACCGTAAAGATGAGATGCACTTTGAAATCAGCATTAGCGCAGCTAAGGCAGCAGCGTTGATAACTAAATTAGGGCTAGAAAAGAGCGATCAATGAAAGAGCAATTAAAAGCAGCTGGTATGTCATATCTACGCCATGCGCTTACCTGCGTGGCAGCCCTATACATGAGTGGAATTCAGGATCCCAAGGTATTGGCTAACGCTTTCTTGGCAGGGCTTATTGGGCCACTGCTAAGAGCCTCGTCACCTAAGGACGATAAGTTTGGCGTAGGCGCTAAATAATGGAAGAGGCTCAGCTCATAGTTGGTATTGCCTTGGGGGTATTTACTATTTTGGGGCTATGGGCTGGGCTTATCCGTAAAATGGTTAAGTACTATTTATCAGAATTGAAGCCTGATAACAATGGCGGCCATAACTTACATGGCAGGGTTGAAAGGATTGAGCAGCGGG